CGTGGTCCAGATCGGATCGACGTTCTTGAATCCAATCAGGCTGTCTTTCTTGACCGTGCGCGGGTCGATGATGAGCGGCGTCTTTAGGTCTGCTCCCTTGATGTTGATGAGAATCTGGCCGGTGCCGCAGAACGCATCGTGCTCAGCAGCCTTGCGAATGATGCCCTGGATTCCAAGCGCGGTGAACGCCTGCTCAATCTCGGTAATCTTCTTTTTGGTAGATTCATCCTCGGTATCTGTGCTGTTGAATTTAATCCACTTGCGCGTCAGTTCGGTAGCCAGCGCCGTTGCCATGTTGCGGTATTCCGAGCGCAAAGCCAAGAGCATCAGGTATGGATAGCCGGGGAAGCCTTCAACATTGCTGTATGCATAGAGTTGGGAGCCAAACTGAGGCCCAGCGTCCATTGCCAGCCGTGCGCACTCATAGGCTGGTTCTGAGTCCATTGCTACTTGTGGCGTGACCCCATGCGGTACTACGCCCTTCGGTATCACGGGGATGCGGATAGGGTAATGGACACGCTCGACTGGTTCCTCAAGCGCCAGACGAATTGCAGACGCGCTGATCCGCTGCGTTGCAAGTTCGTTACCTTTGCGTTTCCTTTCGCGGTAACGGCGGACACGATCACTGCTGCTTGCCGGCGATTCGGTTGGCTTCTGGTTTCCCATTAGAGGCACACTCCGTAACGATTATGCACCATTTCTCGCATCTCGTCACGGAGGAAATAGCCATCGGCGAAGAAATCACCTAAACGTGTCCATCCGTTACGGTAATCGAAACGCTGCGCTCCCTGCCAGTCCGGGAAGCTGCTGCGAAGGCCATCCACGAGGCGTAGCTGGCTCTTCCTGTACATAATCGGCGTCTGCTCTGCCTGCATATCCTCTTCGCTCCGGCGCTCTCTCATTTACGCCCTCAGGGCGGCTGCTATAGCCGCGTCGCTGACTAAAAGTGATGATGTGACCGGCGAAGCAAACGCCATGACAAACGCATCCGCCAGGTTCGGTGACGGCACAGAGCCGCCGATCCGAGTAGACTTTGCTAGGTCTTCCTTGCTCTCCACCTTCACCCTGCCGTTGCGGTCAAAGTCGCGCTTGGGTGTGGAGAGTTCCGTTTTCAGCTTCTCTAGATGCGGCATATCGCTGGAGATGCTGATTAGATCGTCATCTTTGAACTTCTCGCCCCGGTTGATTGCGTTGTAGGTATTGCGGAATCGGTCAGCGATCCCCCACCATGTCTGAGCTTTTAGGTTAGCGAAGAAGTCCTTATTCTTGATTCTTTCCTGCCGGTCGCTGACGTAGTATTCTTCCGGGCGCTCGACTGCGGCCCCGGCGTTGAACTTGGCATATTTGCGGCGGAGATGCTTGTCCCGTACCTGGTTCAATTCATCAAACTTTGCGCCACATGATGCCCCAACGCCGATGGAGTCGTAGCGTATTTCCGCTTGACGCTCGGACGCCGCTGCGTAGGTCCGCATACAAGACTTGAGCAGTTCATCCTCACGCGCCCGCCACTCGTCTGACCAGAGGGCCACGCTGCCATGCGAGTAGACGTTCGCGCAGGCGTCCTCTCCATCATCGGCCACGTCGAACCCAATGGTGTGCTTACCTGTAGCCTCAAAGCCCAGCTTGAGATGCGCGTCAATTGCGGCCTCAATCCAACTGCGCTTGATGACCGCTCCCTCGGCGTCTTGCTTCGGATTGCCCAGATAGATGTGTTGGTAATCGTCCTCAGACTCTTTCCTGCATCTGGCTATGATTTTACGGGCCGTCTCCGATAGAAACGGATTCTCTTCGTAGTTGATCTTGCGTACAATGTAGCCTTCGGGAGGATTGACCACGAATCGCTGATATGCAAAATCAGTTGCGTACATAGGATTAAAGATCAGCCAGATTTCAGAACCATCTTTGCGGTTGATCGTGGCTTCGAGTACATCCCACTGCTCTTTAGTGAGGAAGTGCGCCTCTTCAATCCACGTCACATCAATATCTTCGAGTGACCGAATCTCTTGGAGGTTCCGCGCCAGACCGTAAAAGATGAACTCTGAGCCGTTTACTTTGTGGCCGATGTGACGATCTGTTACGTCAAATTCGTCAGTCCAGCCAAAGCGCTCCATCTGGAGCCGAAGCAGCGTGTAAACCGACTCGGCAATCTTGTTTTGGAATTGCCGCACACAAAGGAATCGCACTCTTCCGGCCTTCGCCATTAAAAGCGCATTACCAGCCGCGTCTGTCGATTTTGAGCTGATGCGCCCACCATACAGCACACGGCCCGTGGCCTCAGCCCGCCAGAACGGTTCCAATGCCGGATTAAGCCTTGGAGTCGCCATAGAGTTCGGCTCGGATTTCCTTCATACCGCGTATTTCGTGCTGTATCGCCCCACCGTCTTTTCCGGTCAACTCGTTCTTGTCGCTCTGCCCCAGGTACTGCTTGCCGAGCCAGATCAGCATGGTGGGATTCCCGGCCAGCGCAATCTCGAACTGTTTCCGGCGCAGGGATGCGTCACGATGGGAACGCCCCCAGGCCATTGTTTCCTTGTAATTGCGCTCTAGCGTATCGGGTGAGCAGTCGAGGATCGCGGCACACTCAGCGTTGGTCAGTCCGAGCGCGGCCAGCTTCTCCAGCTTGTCCTCGTCAATCTCGATGAACTGCCTGCCGGCCTTACGCACTCAGAACCGCCTTCTTGCCTGTCGCCTGCTCGTATCTGGCTACAATTACATCACAGTATTTTGGGTCTAGCTCCATTAAGTATGCTCTGCGGCCTGTTTTCTCGCAAGCTATTAGGGTTGAGCCGGAGCCGCCGAAGAGGTCGAGGACTGCCGTGCCTGTCTGCGTGCTGTTGCCGAGGCAATGCTCGATTAGCGCAACAGGCTTCATGGTCGGATGCTCTTCGCTGCGAGATGGTTTTGGAAAGGATAGGATGCTCTTCTGGCTATTATCGCCATACCAACCCTTGCCGCCTCTCCCGTAACGCCCCGCCGCCGATTGCGTGTATCCGAAGTAAATCGGCTCATGACTGTAGTGATAGTCGGAGTGGCCCATCACAATGGTTCCTTTATCCCACACGAGTGTCTGGTGCAGTCTCCAGCCTGTCGCTAGAAACGCCTCGCCAAACGTAACGCTGAGCGCACCCGGCGGGTGCGCCACGTATATCGCTGCGCCGCCTTCCAGGGCAACCGTGGCGCAAGCAAAGGCCTCGTGGAGCATCTCTACCAACCCAGCAGAGGTGTCATTCTCGATCTTCAGTGCTTTCTTGGTCTTGCCGGTATAATCCACGCCGTATGGTGGGTCTGTCCACATACAGACAGCCTTCTGCCCGTCCATCAGCCGCTCCACGTCCGCCAGCACGGTCGAGTCACCGCACATGAGCCGATGATCGCCGAGGATGTACAGATCACCCAGCTTCGATACCGGCTCCGCCGGCACGGACGGCACATCGTCCTCATCCGTGAGCAGGTCAACCGTCTGCGGCCACATCGCCGCCAACTCGTCCGCTGTCCAGAACGGGGCTAAGTCCACGCCGTCCTCCACCAGCCCCTTGAGCGCGTCAGCGTCCCAATCCAGCGATACCTGCCCCGAACGGTTGTCTGCAATGGCAAGCTGCCGCGTATGCGGATCGTCAAGGTCTAGGTCTGTGCGCTGTACCGCAACCAGGCGCTTACCGTCCGATTGCACAACCAGCACATCCTCCATGCCGATAGCGCCCGCGTTCTCTGCCGTCTTGTTCCCGGCAATGATGCGCCCGTGCTTATCGAGGAGGATTGACCGGCCAGCCCCGTATTGCCGCAGGCTGTCTTCGATCATCTGATTGCCGCGCGGTGAGCCTTTATTTGCATTGCGGCTGTCGGGAACGAGTTCAGCAATCTTTTTACTGATTACCGCACAATTATTCGTTAAGTCTTTTGTAATCAACGTATCAGTGTTCTTGATCGCCATGTTTTGCTCCTGAGCGTGATTATAGCGCGTTTTGCTTATTGAGCCGTTCAGCGCGTGCTTTGAGCAGTTCTTGCGTGTGCTGGGCAGCTTCGGCTTTGCGTGCTTGGTTGATTCTGTAATCTCGGACAATCTGGATGCGCTGGGCGTATCGGGCTGCTTCCGGCGGGTGATTATGCTCTCTATCATCCATAAGCGCGAGGCTAAATCTTTTGGTATACCTTGTCAAGCCGCCTTGCGCAGTTCAACCCATCCCACGTGAAATATGCGGTCAACGCGCATTGTGAATACCGGGAACAGCGCGGGCGCAAGCTGCTGAGGCTTGGCGACTTGCACGGGTTGGCGCTGTACTTCCATGCGTTTAGCGTAGCACAATACTATTGTCTTGACAAGCACAATGCAAATGTATAGTATTTTCCTATGGGTACTCGCAAGCTGAATCCGCTCTGCGTCTATGGCCACACCCGGCGCTGGTCTGAGAAGGCTGGCCGGTACATCTGCGACGACTGCAACAAGCGGAACTATTCTGCTTGGGCAGAGGTGAAACGCCCTCGCAAGCGTGTCCTCAATACTTTTTCCACAGGCCACCCATTGCAAATACAACTGCATTGCGATACTCTTACATCATGCAAGGGAGGAAACAAAAATGGTAGAAATTAAGAACATTTACGGCGATGTGATTTACACCGCGAAAGACGCTACCACCGTAAAACAGGCAGTCGAGCAAGCTATTCTGTCCA